TGGATTGTCCAAGAGGATACATGAGGAATACACTAACAAATACGGCAATAGGGCCCGAAAAAGCAATTGCATTGTAAGGTCTGATTCCAACCAACCGAGCAATCTCAAATTGGCGTAACATAAAGCCTATAAGGCTAAAGGCTCCGTGGAGCGCCACAAAATTCCAGAGTCCCCCAAGTTGGAACCACCGGATGATATCTCCCTGAGCTTCAGGACCCCAGAGAAGAAGAAGAGAATGACCCATAGCATCTGCTGGAGTACTAACTGCCGCAGTAAGAAAGTTTGCACCCTCAAGATAGGAGGATACAATGCCATGAGTGTACCAACTCGTAACGAAAGTTGTCCCAGTAAGCCAACCACCAAGAGCAAGATAAGCTGTGGGAAAAAGAAGAAGTCCAGACCAGCCAACAAAAACGAAACGGTCTCTCTTAAGCCAATCATCAAGGACATCAAACCACCCTCTCTGGCGAATTGGATTTTGAAGTGTTGATGCTGTCAATTTTTTGTTTCTCCTGTTTTAAGTAAAAAAGTTGAGGCCAAGTATCTTGGATGATCTCGGCCAGTTTGTAAGGTGTTTCTCGAGTAATCATTCCTGTTTCTCCATTGGCTTAGAAGGTTGGAAAGGAGATCTGGAACGATTTTTAATAACAATAAAAGCATCGTTATTATATTTACGAGTTCCATTTAAAGGAGCCCATTTAGTACCAGCACCTTCGATTCCGTAGACAGAAGTACCTCCGATCTCAACGTGGATATCATCCTTAGTCATATCCCATCCAAGATCTGTGTATGCTCGGATAAGGGACTGCTCAGTAAATTTACTAGAATTAGACGTAGAGTCTTCCATAACGTTGTCCTCAGGAGAAAGATTGCCAATCATAATAATATCACACAAATGAGTGGAATTGCAATAGAACAAATACCTATAAAAAAGCCCCCCACGGCTGAGGTGAGGGGCAAAAGACTACCATCGTCCATATCAACCGATAGCAGGCGCTTGAAGAGCCACAGGAGTGGATTCAGCAGCAGCAAGGTCGAGAGGGAAGTTGTGAGCATTGCGCTCGTGCATGACTTCCATGCCAAGACCAGCACGGTTGAGGACATCAGCCCAGGTGTTCAGAACACGACCCTGTCCGTCAAGGATAGACTGGTTGAAGTTGAAACCGTTGAGGTTGAATGCCATGGTGCTAACACCAAGAGCAGTGAACCAGATACCAACAACAGGCCAGGCAGCCAGGAAGAAGTGAAGTGAACGGCTATTATTGAAAGAAGCATACTGGAAGATCAAACGACCGAAGTATCCGTGTGCAGCCACAATATTATAGGTCTCTTCTTCTTGACCAAACTTGTAGCCATAGTTCTGAGACTCATTCTCAGTAGTTTCACGAACCAGTGAAGAGGTCACAAGTGAACCGTGCATTGCACTGAAAAGTGAACCACCGAAAACACCAGCAACACCCAACATGTGGAAGGGGTGCATCAGGATGTTGTGCTCAGCCTGGAACACCAGCATGTAGTTGAAGGTGCCGGAGATGCCGAGGGGCATGGCGTCCGAGAAGGAGCCCTGACCGAAGGGATACACCAGGAACACAGCGGAAGCAGCAGCCACAGGTGCGCTGTAAGCAACGCAGATCCAGGGGCGCATGCCGAGGCGGTAGGAGAGTTCCCACTCGCGACCCATGTATGCATAGATACCAATCAGGAAGTGGAAAACAACCAATTGGAAGGGACCGCCATTATACAGCCACTCATCGAGAGAGGCAGCTTCCCAAATGGGGTAGAAGTGAAGTCCAATAGCATTGGACGAAGGAACAACTGCACCAGAGATGATGTTGTTTCCATACATGAGTGAACCAGCAACGGGCTCACGGATGCCATCAATGTCCACAGGGGGAGCACCAATAAAAGCAATAATGAAACAAGTAGTAGCGGCAAGAAGACAGGGGATCATCAGCACACCAAACCAACCCACATAGAGGCGGTTGTCGGTGGAGGTGACCCAACTGCAAAATTCTTCCCAGCTGCTATTCGCACTACGCTTTGAAGCGATAGAAGCTGTCATAGTCTTAAAATTTCGAGGTTCTGATTAAGTATTGCCGGAGTTTCACCGACTTAACTATCATACCATATCTGACCACAATGGTCAAGAGGCATGTAGATAATCTTTAAACATTTTTTAATATTTGTTACATAAATGTTACATTATGCCAACTCGCTCGAGGAGTTGTGGCACAAGCGTCCAAGAGGAATAGTAACTATTGATAATGGCAAACGACTCTTGACGGAATTGCGTATACTTGTCACTCCAGATCTCATCAAGGCGCTCTACTAGCTCTGGAGCATTAAGCACGTTAGGTCCGCCTTGTTTGAGGTGGTTGTTGTCATCATCGATGGCAATAAACGCGTCGATTGAAGACAGAGGTACATCTGTACCAGGTAAGGTAACCGTATTTAAAAAATGGCGGTGAAAAATAGGAACAGAAAGTAAAGCGGCTTCGAGTCCTTGGTATTCGTGGTTGTTGCCGTAATCTAAGCCATTATGCTCAAAAGATCGCGGGTGCGTGGCAAATGCGCTTTGAGATATGCGACGAAGTCCGCGATGATGGTCATATGAACCAAACACGTACATTTTGTCTGGGTCTTGGCCTTCTCCGTCTACAAAATCAAAAAACCTATCGTTGATTTGCGCATTAGAAAACGCAGAGGGCGCACGAACCGGCTTCTCAAAATCTTCTGTAGTGTACCAATCTAGCTTACCTTCGTAGTTCTTAAGCTGCGAGTATCCAGCTATAGATCGCTCAAAGCCGATCATCTCTGTAATAAATTTTTTCTTTGCCAGCTCTTTTTGCAAATTAAGCACAAGAGACGAGCGTTTCCACGCTACTGCTCTTGAGGCGTTGATAACGCGCTTTAGTCGGTTAGTTTTGTCAAAAGTAACAAAGTCACTAACTAACGGAATATGGAAAAAAGTATCTAGCTTTTCAACACGAGTAACAATGCCCTTCTTCGACATCCAGCGAATAAACCCGCACTTTGTATCAGCGAGAGAGTGGCAAAGAACTCCATCACAAGCCTCAATTGCGCTTTTAAAGTCTGCGTTTCTACCGATAGAGAGGTAATGATGGTCGTGATTAATCAACCATTTTGGAGTATCAATTTTATTTAAAATTCTATCTACGTAGTTATTTACAACTTCTTCTTTTGCATTTTTAGCCGGAACCGAAAAAACTAAAGTTAGTTCGTAATCAGAGTTAATTCTACTAACTAACTGTTCTGACTCTTCAAAGGTAAACTTGGTTATTTCTAAATCTGTTGAGGTATCAGGCCGACCAACATTGAGATTAAGAGCAAAAATATCACACTTTTGTCTATTGTGCTCGTCATAATACGCCTTGAAGTGGCGGGCGTAGGTACTTACCCCACATCCCTCCACTCCACGAAGAAGCAATATTGCTGTTTTAGGCAGTTTCATGGATTTGCTAAGCTACGTCAGCTTTAAACTGCTTATATAACTTTTAAATCGCGTCAATTTTTGCCAACCAGCCCTTAAGTTCCTCTTTGAGGTCTTTGATTTTCATTTTTTCACGGCCTTCAATGAACGCGTTCCAAGCATATTGACCACGAGTCCTCATTCCCTTGCTCAATCCCCACTTTTTCAGCTCCGCAAGCTGCTTTTTCCGTTCTGCAGCTCCTTTTCGGGTGGTAAGTTGCTGCTCATGCTGCCAATCTTCCACAAACTCGTCCCATTTTGCCTTAACGTCTTTACCAGAGGTGTTATCTGCAAAGAATTTTGCCACCAAAGTCCGCTTCATGCCAATTTTCTTGGCGTGTTGCTTGATCAAATCCTTGGGAGTTGGTAGTTTTACCTTACGGGCACGAGGAGGGGCGATGATTTTGGCTTTTTCCACTCCGATCTCGTTGGGATCGACTAACTCGGTCCGGCGTTTGTCTGCAAACTTCTTCAATTCTTGGACTTGAGAGATGATGTGGTCGTTCATTGCAGCTGAGTCGTTGATCAAAGTCTGCAATTCGTCGTATTTTGCCTGAAGTTCGTCCTTTTCTTGCTTCAGTTCGAGCCGTTCTGCATTAACAAGTCGGCTGAGAGGCATTGCAAGGACCGCCGAGGCCTGAGCAATACTCAACTTCCACTTCTTTTTGAGATTATTTGCGGCAGTTTCCTTGGTTTTGCTGGACTTGATGACCTTGATTACCTCGTCAATGTCCGCCAAGATGGTCAAGAAGCCATCGAGGATGTGCATTCGCTCCTGAATTCGCACGCATTCGGCGCTATAGCGTGACTTAAGGGCCGAGCATCGTGACTTATGCCAATACTCAATGATCCTTTTCACACCGAACATCTCTGGCATGCCACTTCCAATAGCAACTGCATTAACCCCGATGGTGTCATAAAGGTTTGTAAAGGCCAAGAGCTGCCCAATGACCAATTGTGGGTCAGCGCCGTTCTTAAGAATCAGCTCGATGTTGATTCCTTCTCGGCTTGAGTGGTCAGCAGCGTCGACAATTTGATCAATTTTTCCACTATCGACCGCGTCTTTGACTTTTTCAAGGAATCGCTCTGAGCTTCCGCTAGCCAAAGAGGTAACAATAATAGCATCGCGTTTAGATTTTTTACGGTAGGGGACTTTTTTAACTTCCCATTTGCCATACACCTTGACCGAGCCATGGCCAGATGAAAATGCAGCGTATACTCCGTCGTCTTTGAGAATCCGAGCACCTTGAGGGAGATCGGGGCCTTGGATAAATTTATAGAGGGCCTTGTCTGTGATCCTGGGGTTCTTAATGTATGCGGTTGTGGCTTTGATTACCTCGCCGAGGTTATAAGATACGTGATTGCAAGCGTAGCCAGCAGCGATTCCAACAGCACCATTGCAAAGAAGCGTGGGGAAAGATGGGATGATTTCTTGGACTTCTTGAGTGGATCCGTCATAATTGTCTCTCCAGGAGCAGCTGTGCTTATCAATCTCATCCAGAAACACCTCTTGGGTGTAGGGGGTGGCTTTCACCTCAAGATATCGAGCAGCAGCCGGGGCATCTTCGGAGATTGATTGGCCAGTACTCGGGCCGTCTTGGATAGATCCACCGACGTTGCCATGGATGTTGGTCAGCAGATACCTAAAGCCATTTGCCTGACCCATGTTAATTGCTGTTCCAGCACATCCGCCCTGAGGGTGATAAGAGCCGAGGACATGACCCTCGAGCCTAGATACCTTCTTGAATTGAGAATCGGGGCGGAGGCGAAGGTCTTTGAGCCCGAGCATGATCCGTCGCTGAGCAACCTTAAGTCCGTCGGAGACAGAAGGAAGAGCGCGGTTAAAAATTGCAACGGAGTAAGAAAGATATGAATTACGTAGTTCGTTAGTAATCGATACTTCTACGAGTTGTTTTGAAGAAGTCATTCAATACCTATGTACACTATGGGTCTTATTATATACCATTAAAGACGGTTTCAGTTTCAGTTTCAACATTCCGTGACAAAATGTACCAGCCGCCGACGCTGTCGTTAAAGTACTCGAGGTAGGTATCATGGCCTTCAAGAATAAAGTTGTTGTAATAATCCTTTACAACTTCCATTTCCTCCTCTGATTGCATCTCGTGCGGAAATACGCACTTGAGGCAAATTAAGTTTTTCTTAAATAGGATTTGAAATATCTCTGTTACTGTGCCAAGGACTGGGTGATCGAAGGTAACATGACAAGTGTCCTCGTCGGTTCGGATAACTTTTTGAACAATGTCAGCACGTCGTAAAAACTTGCTCTCAACGAATATCTCTGGGTAGACGACGGGCTTCTTCATAGGATTTTTGTGACAATCGTTTAAAGCTTCTTTATATACGGCTACTCTACCATAAACTTTAATAATACATAGTATAATAATAGTAATTGTTAAATAGTTAAGCTTAATGAACCTCTTTAATTCTCCGCAGCCTGAAGCCAAGAAAAGAGTCAAATACAGAACAATCAGAGT